GTGGAATACAGGCCTTTCTCACGGCCTACTTTGCTCAGCTGCTGACCTATGGCAATGCTGTGGGGGAGATGGTGCTGAATAGCGCGGGGGAAATCGGCGCGCTCTACAACGCCGCGCTGGAGGATGTGGAGTTCAAGGCGTTGTCGCCGCTGAAAATGCAGGTGTGCAGGCGGGAGCAGGGCCAGAGCATTCCGGTGGATTATCCGGAGCTGGTTGTGACTACCGCGCTGAACCCGGAGCCGGGGAGCCTGAAAGGAACCTCCCTGCTGCATGGCCTGCCGTTTGTCAGCGCTATTTTGCTCCAAATTTACCAGACCATCGGGCTGAACTGGGAACGGGCCGGCAATGTGCGCTTTGCGGTGACCTACCGCCCCTCGGGCGACGGCGACCGCGCGCTTGCCAAGGAACGGGCCAAACAAATTGCCGCCGAGTGGAGCAAGGCCATGGCGAAGGGCAGCATCAGCGATTTTGTTACGGTGGGGGATGTCAGCATCCGGGCCATCGGCGCGGATAACCAGGTGATGGACAGCGACATCCCGGTGCGCCAATTGCTGGAGCAGATTGTGGCAAAGCTGGGGCTGCCGCCGTTTCTGCTGGGGCTTTCCTGGTCCTCAACCGAGCGGATGTCAAGCCAGCAGGCGGATATTTTAACCAGTGAGCTGGAGGCCTACCGGCGGCTGCTCAACCCGATGCTGGAACAAATTTGCTCGGTTTGGCTGAGACTGAAGGGCTGGGATACGGAATTTCGAGTGGAATGGGAGGACATCACGATGCAGGATGAGACGGAGTCCGCCAATGCACGGCTGCTCAATGCGCGTGCGGCGGAAATCGAGGCACGTTTGAAGGGGAGGTGAAGGCCATGGATGAAATGATTCAACAGCCTCAAGAGGGCCCGGCGGAAAACAGCTGCCCATCGCCGGAGGAGCTGGCAGGCATTAACGCCTATACCCGGCGCGAATTTAAGGCCGAGGAGCTGTATGTGTTTAGTGTGGTGCTCTGTGATAATGAGATCGACCGCGACCTGGAACGGTTCAGCATCCCAGCACTGGAAAAGATGGCCGGTTTGTTTTGCGGCAAGACGGGAATTTATAACCACAGCATGGACGCCAATACACAAAGCGCACGGATTTTCCGGTGTGAGACGGAACAGGTGCCAGGCCGCAGCACGGAGTGCGGAGAACCCTACACCCGTCTGGTGGCGCGCGCTTATCTGCCGCGCGGCGGGAAAAACGAGAGCCTGATCCTCGACCTGGAAAGCGGAATGAAAAAAGAGGTCAGCGTGGGCTGTAACATGGGGCATGCAGTCTGCTCGATATGTGGGGCGGACCGGCGCACAGAGCCCTGCGGGCATGTACCGGGTGAGCGGTACGGCGGCACGCGTTGCTGTACGGTTCTGGAGGATCCGCTCGATGCCTATGAATGGTCCTTTGTAGCGGTGCCCGCCCAGCGGGAGGCCGGGGTCATTAAAAGCTATGAGGAGCATTTGGAGCAAGGCGGGGACCATGCCCGCAAGGTGTGGAAGACACAGCGGGAGGCGGTTCCCGGCGGCTGGCAGGGCCAACCGCCGGAAGGTTGGCCGCCCGTGCTGCTGGAAAGAGTAAAGGGGCTGGAGCAGGCCGCCGAATGGGGGCGTATTTGGAGGCAGGAGCTGGCCGCGCGGGTGAAAAAAATGGGCCGCCTGGCGTTACCGGAGCTGGAGGCCAGCGTATTGGAGAGCTTGGTGGAGTCCGCGGGAGTCGGGGAGCTCAGGGCGTTGGAAAAGGCCTTTACCAGGCGGGCCGAAAAGGATTTTCCGCTTTTTCCGCAGCTGGCCGTCCCGGAAGCGGCAGCATGCAGGGAGCAGGAGCAGAACAGGACCTATCAAATTTAAGGCATTGTGAAAGAGGAGGAGTAAAAATGGAAATATCTTTGCAGGGATACCGGGAAAATGTAGCGACCTTTGAGGCTGATGAAACCGTGAGGCCTGGAAATCTGGTTAAACTGACGGAAAATGGCAAGGTGGGCCTCTGTGCGGAGGGCGACCTTTTCATCGGCGCAGCGGTTTCTGTGCGCGGCGGCTGTGCGGCGGTGCAGCTTGCGGGGTATTGCAGGCTTGCCTATGAGGGAACACAGCCGGCTTTGGGCTGGCAGACGCTGTCGGCCAAGGGCGCGGCGGCCGTGAAGGCGGATGCGGCGGGCCGCCTGTGTCTAGTGACGGATGTGGATGCCACGGCAAAGGTTGCAGGAATGATCCTTTAAGGAACACAGTACCGGGCAAACGAGGGCGGCGCCCGGCGCCGGCAAGGAGCCGGTGCTCCGCCGTTGTCAAAAGGCAAAGCTGTTTAACAATAAGTAATATTTAAATAATAAATTACATATAGGAGGAATTATCATGTCCAATTATGAAAAAATTCACCTGGAAAAAGGCATGTACGGCGTAAGCGGCAAAAGCTTTACGCAGCTGCTGGAGGAGCTGGACCCCTCTGATGCATACCAGGGCACTGCCCTGGAGGGGCTGGACGCATACCAGCGCCAGCTGAAACGCTTTGATATCCGGGTGGGCGGCGCGGACTCCAGCCGGGTGGAAAAGTTCTTCCAGACAGCCGACAGCGCGGCGCTTTTCCCCGAATATGTCAGCCGTGCGGTGCGTCAGGGGATGGAGCAGGAGGATGTTTTGCCCGCAATCGTCGCTGCAGTGACCAATATCGATGCCATGGATTACCGTACCATCACCTCGGACCTGAGCGCGGATGAGAAATCGCTCAAGCCGGTGCTGGAGGGGGCCGTCATTCCGCAAACGACCATCAGCACCAAGGAAAGCCTCGTGCGCCTGCACAAGCGCGGGCGCATGCTGGTTTCCAGCTATGAGGCGCTGCGCTTTCAGCGCCTGGACCTGTTTACGGTTACACTGCGGCAGATTGGCGCATACATTTCGCGTGCGCAGCTCAACGATGCGGTCGAGGTGCTGCTCAGCGGCGACGACGGAAAAAGCCCTGCGGGAACCGTTGCCGCTGCCGGGACCGGCGTTACTTATGAGGATATCGTCTCCCTGTGGGGGGCGCTCGCGCCCTACCGCCTCAATACGCTGCTGGCTTCCACAAATACCATGAAGGACCTGCTTAAAATCACGGAGTTCAAAGACGCCCAGGCGGGCTTGAATTTCCAGGGCACCGGGCGGATGATTACCCCGCTCGGCGCAACCCTGCTGCATATCCCGGCGCTGCCGGATCATAAGATCATCGGGCTGGACAAGACCTGCGCCCTGGAGATGGTGCAGGCCGGCGGCGTGCTGACCGACTATGACCGCCTGATCGACCGCCAGCTAGAGCGCGCTTCCATCACGACAATAGCCGGGTTCTCCAGGATTTTTGAGGATTCCTGCAAAGCGCTGACTTACCAGGGGGCGGCTCAAAATGCTAAGGGCTGACGATGTTATGGAGCGGTTCGAGCTTTTGGCTGAGCTGACGCCCGAGGAAGCGGAGCGCTACCGTGTGCTGTGTGCGGACGCGGCGCTGCATGTTAAAAATATGCTGCAGCACGAGGCGCCCGAAGAGGCGGACCGGCTGTTTTGCTTTGCCGCAGCCGCGCTGGCGGCATACCGGAAGGCGCTGGCGGACAGCGGCGCAGGCGAGGAGGCCTTCTCTGCCGGGGATCTCAAGGTCACCCGCAGAAAGGCAGAGCTGCAAAACGCCCGCGCCCTGTGGGAGGACTCCGTGACGGCGCTGGAGCCCTGGCTGCGGGATAAAGGCTTTGAAATGCGGAGCGTGAGGTACCAATGACCAGGCGCGGACAAATTGAATACTCCATGCGGCGGTACGGTGTGCCGCTGTGTGTTGAGGGCACGCAGGGAGTGGGCTTTCTGCGGGCGCTGAACACAAAAAGCGGGCAGGAGCCGGAGGAGTACTGGTGCGCGGTGCAGGCCGGGCTTGGCCTGCGGGAGGGCGCCTTGGTGGAGTGCCGCGGCCGCCGCTACCAGGTGGTGCGTTGGGAGCGGATGTGGATGGGGCGCGAGGAGCTATATGATTGGGCGATTTTGCACCGGACGGAGGGTGCGCTGAACAGGGAGGGGATTATTTGACGGAGCAAATGATACCGGCAGGGAACGGCCTGGAGGAAAACGAGCTTTTTTCTGCGGTGCAGTCCTTTTCCAAACAGGTGGAGGAGGACTACAGAAGATACCCGCATAATTTGGAGGAAGAGCCATGAATCTGCCGATGCAGTTCCAAGGCTATTGCTGGCCGAACAACCCCTATGAAATCACCGTTCAATACACACGGGCCGTACAGGAGCAGCAACAGCCAGGCTGCCGCAGTGTCGTGCAAAATATGGGGCGGAGGTGCCGGGTCATAGCAGGGAAAGGGATTTTTCTCGGCGCTGGATGCCGGGAACAGTTTGACCGCCTGGCTGCTTTGTTGGAGCAGGGGGGCGAAGGGCTGCTGACCCTGCCGGGAGAAGCGCCGCTGCGCGCCGTGTTTGCCAGTTTGAAGCTGACGGGGGAATCCCGCCCAAATCAACTGGGCTACAGCTTTCAGTTTTATGAGGTTCCCAGCGGCAGGGTAGCTGAGGGCGGCGGCTGTTACCGGGTCGCCAGGGAAGGCGAGACCCTCTGGCAGGTAGCGATGCTTTGCGGGGTTCCGGTGGACGAACTGCGTGTACTCAACCGGGTGCAGTGGCCCAACGCGCTGCCCGTGGGGACAAGGCTGGTGCTGCCATGAAATGGGAGGGAATAGGGCCTGACGGCGCCCGGGTTAGCCTTCCGGCCCCGGTATCAGCCACGGTTTTCTGCGATGAGGATGCGCCCGCGGATCAATACACGGCAGTTTTTCCGGCGGATCGGCCCCTGTGCATAACCGGCCTCCGGGCTCAGAGCGGCTCCGGGGAGCACGGTTTTACACTGGAAGGGATTGTCGACAGCAGGGAGTGGGTTCGCTCCTTGTCCGGCTGCCTGCTGCGGGTCAGCGCGCGCAGCAGGGCCGCGTTGCTGCTGGACAATGAGGCGGTGCCGGAGACGCTGGACGCCCCCTCGCTGGAAAAACTGTTTGATATGCATGTAAGGCCCTACGGCTTTACGGGCTTCACCGGGGATTCACGCTCCTTTTCCGGTAAGCTGGTGATTACGAGGGGGATGAGCGAATGGCAGGCCGTTGAAAAGTTCTGCACGTCTTTTCTGCGCTGCCGCCCCCATGTAAGCGGCAGGATGCTCCTCACAGGCAAAAGAGAGCCCAAAAGGCCGGTGTGCTTCGGCCGGGAAATTTCCTTTGGCCGTCTGGCGCTGGCAGAGGAGGACTATCAGCGGATTTCCGAGCTCCGGGTCCGGCAGCAGGGCGCTGCCGGCTACGGGCGCGTGATAAGGGACCCTGCGGCCTCGGCGCTGGGGGTTGTGCGCCGCCGCTGCCTTTCAGAGGAAGGCGAACGGACGGCGGAGCAGGTCTTGGCCCTGGCACGCAAAAAGGCCTTTGCCGTGGAGGTGGATTGCTTTCAGCCGCCCTATTTTCCACTGTTTACGGATTGTATGATCTCGGACGCTCAGATTGGAGAATATACAAATCTGTATATTTCATCAATAAAATACTATTTGGATAAAAATAAGGCGTATTGCCGTTACACGCTGCGCCGAAAGGAGGGGGAAGCATGTGGCTGGCAAGACAAATGATTGAAGCACAGAGGCGGCAGCCCGCCGCAGAGGCCTCTTATCTGGCGGAAGGGGACGGCGCGGAAGGGGCTAACCGGTACCTTGGGGTTGAGCTTGCGGCCCCCTGGGGCATTGAATACGCCGCGCCCGATTACGCCCGGGCGACACTGGTGGCAACACAGGAGGGCATGGTGTGTGTGGGAACGGCGATGCAGGCCTCCGGGCTGCTTGAGGCCGGGGA